CGGTACAGGTTCAGCACGTCGAGGTCGCGCTGCAGCAGAGACAGGCCGCCCGATACGCCGGGAGCAGTGGTCGCCCACGACACGGACAGCGCCCCGGCCTGCTCGCGGGTCGCGCCCATCGGAGACGACAGGGCCGCAGTGACCACCTGCATGATGATCTGCGCGACGTCCGGGGCGTCCTCGTACCCGTGCGTCATCGTGACGGCGATCGACCGGTAGCGGTCCGTCCAGCGCCCGCACGTGCGGCGGACGGTGCCCAGCGGCGACCACTCGAACGTGCCGTCGGGGGACGCCGACGTGTACTCGGTGAGCGTCACGCCGTTCTCGATCACCGACGGCAGTGCCGCCAGGTGCAGGGTGGGCAGCGTCAGGACGTGTCCACCCGGCCCATCCAGGGTGATCGTCTCGGTCATCACCGGGGCGATGTGCCACCCGCAGTACCGCCGCACCGCAGCCGTCGCCCCGTCGATCAGGCCCGGCAGGCGAGGGTCGGATGCGGACACCTTCCCCTGCGTGTACTGCGCGACCTGTGCCGGGGTGACGGGCGGGGAGGCGGGCATCGTCAGTCCTTCGTCTGCGGGGCGCGCGCCTTGTTCTTCGGCGACGGCGCCTGCTTCGTCTCGACGGGCTGAGCGCCCAGCCGCTTCGCGTCCTCGTCGGACAGCTGCACGGTGTGCGGCAGGCCGCCGATGGTCACCTCGTACTCACGCATGAGGGCTCCTTCCGAATCGCAGGTGGTGAGGCGGGGCGCCAGCCGTGAAGCCGACGCCCCGCCGTGGATCACGCGGCGGGCGTGATGGTGGTCTTCACCAGGCCGGCCGGGCGGCGGACCGCCAGCGCGACGCGCTCCTCGACACGCACCGTGACGAGGTTCGAGGTGAAGTCCGACGCGTGGGAGTTGGTGGACTCCACGCGCACGCCGCCCTTGCGGTACAGCGTCGCGGCCTGGCCGAACGCACCGACCAGGACCGTGCCTGTGGCGATGGCCGGCGTGATGACCGTGCGCAGGCCCCACACGTTCGGCTGCTCCGACAGGCCACCGTTGCCGTACGCGCCGGAGAAGAACCCGCCGCCGTAGTACTGGCCGTTGGCATCCTTCGCCAGGCGCAGCGTCTGGTAGTCGGCCGGGTTGATGGCCAGCCCGTCCGCGTCCAGACCCGAGCCGGTCGTGACCTTGGTGATGGCACGGAAGATCGTGTCCGCCACCGTGTCGTTCGACGCGGTGTTGCCGCGCAGCTCGGTCTGGATGCCCGAGCGGTTGAGCAGGCCCAGGAGGTTCGAGCCCGTCCCGTTGCCGTTGAGGATCTGCGCCTCCTCGAACTTGGCGAGCTCGTACAGGAGGCGGTTGTTGATCTCCGAGACGATGAAGTCGAGGTCCTCGAGCATCTCGTCGGAGAACTTCGTCCAGCCCGCGATCTTCTTCAGGACGTCGGTGACGGCCGTCGGGTCGACCACGTGGAGCTGCGGCTTGGCGCCGGCCTCCGCGACGGTCGTGAACGCACCCTCGAGCGCGCCCTCGACGAAGTACGAGATCGCGTTGCCCGAGATCGTGCCCTGGCCGAGCAGGTCCGCGATCACCAGGCGCGGCCGGTTGGCCTGGACGATGGTCCGGTCGACCTGCGTGAGGACCGGGCCGTACACCCCGGCGCCCGTGACCTGGGTGTCGGTGGCTGCCTTGAACTCCGGGGCCGACGCGGTCGCGCCGGACTGACCCTTGATCTCCTTGAGTCGGGCACCCGCGTGCTTCACGAAGTGCTCACCGAGCGACTTCGCCGCGGCGACCGACTCCTCCGACGGCTGGTGCTCGTCGGCGCGCATGCCACCGACCGACGCGACCAGCGCGGCCGACTTCGTGGCCCGCTCGATCTTCTCGTCGAGCTCCTGGACCTCGGCCGACTTGGCCTCGACCTCGGTGATCTCCTCGGGGGTGAGGTCGCGGTTCTCGGCCTTGGCCTTCGCGACGATGTCCTGGGCGGCCTTGAGTGCGGCGGCCCGCTGTGCCTTGAGGTTCACGATGAACCCCCTTCTCCCTCAGACGAGGGTGAGTAGGTGCAGTTCCGCCAGGGCTCGTGCGGACGGGTTGGGGCGGGGCTCCTCGGACTTGGCCCCGACGGGCTCCTCGTCCTTGGCCTGGCCTGTACCGCTGGCCTTCTCCTGGTCGTCGTCCTGCCCGAGGGCGGACAGGACGGTGCCGATCGCGGCGTGCGCCTTGCGCAGCTCGCTCTCGTTCTTGGCCGAGAGGACCCGGCCGGCCTTGACGCCGAAGGCCAGCGCGTCAGACGCGGCCTTGACGGCGAGGATCTCGGTGTCCTGGTTGGCGCCGATGGGCACCACAGACACCTCGTACAGAGACAGCTCCCGCAGCTCGTTGGCCTTGCCGCCATCGACGGCGACCTGACCCTCGTCGAGCACGTCGTACGCGAACGACATCTGCTCGATGCGGCGGCCCTTCAGCAGGCGGTACGTCTGCGCCGCCTTCGGGTTCTCGAGGTCGAGCTGGGCGGTCACGAGCAGCCCGCGCTCGTCCTCCACCGCCTTGACGACGTGCCCGATGTTGAAGTCCGGGTCGTCCATCCGGTGCCCGAACAGGAGCGGGATGACCGCGTCCTTCTCGCCCCACTGCGCGAGCGTCTTGGCGAACGCGCCGGGAGCGACCACGTCGCCGTACGAGTCGGGCGTCCGCGTGAACGTCGCCGCGTAGGCCGTGAACTGGCCCTCCTCGAGCCCGTCCTCCGGGCCCGCCTTCACCCGGATGGGGGCGTTCTTGATCCGCATGAGCCCTCCTCCGGGCAGGTGGAAGCGCCGGACGGTGGTGCCGCCCGGTCAGTGGTGGTCGGTCAGGGGATGGTGAGCTCGACGCCGCACATGCAGCCGGCCACCTCGTCGGCGCCGCCGGCAGGATCGCCGGGCCACGCCATGCCGTTGGAGAACGTCTCCTCGATGCCGACCGTCTCGCCGTTCATCGACGCGTGCGAAGCCCGCGGCTTGCTCGACTCGACGATCCACGTCTTCGTCGTGGACGGGCGGCCCATCTGCTTGCCCACCTCGGTCACCGCGAACGCGGCCAGCGTGGTGGCGAGCGTCGTGCCGCCCTGCTCCGCCCGCGAGGACTCGGCCTCGTCGAACACGCCCGAGGCGCTGGACGTGACCGCGTCGTCACCGACGTCACCCGCCAGTGCCGCCGTGATCTTGTCCCGCGTGGTCGAGTTGATCGCCCCAGCGCGGGACTTGGCGACGGCGCGAAGGAACTCGGCCGTTCGCTCCGGGGAGTAGGCATCAGGCTCGACACCCAGTGCGTCCAGCGTCTCGTCGGCGATCTCCTTGGAGACCGTCATTGCCAGCGCGTACAGGTCGTCGGCGAGTTCGTCGTCCCACCGGTCCGCGTCCCACCACTCCGGAGCCTTGGCCCCGAGACGGGACAGGACTACGCCGCGCTGCCGCTTGAAGAAACGCGACAGCACCTGCGCCGCGGCGGCGGTGTCCTGCTCTCGGACGGCAGCCTTGACCTTGAGCGGGCCGGACGCCGAAGCGCGCGTGAGGCTCACAGACTTGCGCGCCTTGGGTGCGTCCGTGATCGCATCGACGATCGAGTCGTCCACGGGCTCCGTCGGCTCGAGCGGCTTCTGCACCGTGACGGGCAGCAGCCCGAGGTGGGTGATCGGGTCGAGCCCGACCGCCTCGAGTGCGCCCGCCGGGTCGAAGCCAGATCGGATGAGCGCGGCAGCCGCGTCCACCCGCTGCTTGAGGTCGTCCCCGGTCAGTGCGGCCGAGGCACCGCCGCCGGCCGTGACGCCGTCGCGCGGTGACGCCTGACCGCCCACGAGGACGTTCAGCGGGGTGACCAGCGCCTCGGCGTCGCCACCGAGCGCGGGCATGTTGAAGCGCGAACGCGCCTCGTCTGCCGTCATCCACGGGCGGCCCACGGACGTCGAGATGACCGCTGCCTGCTCCTCGAACGAGCCCTGCATCTTCTCGCCGATGTTGAACTCGACATACACGTCCTCACGGGACGTCAGGCGCGGGACGAGGAACGTGTTGATCCGGTCCTCGATCATCGCCAGGTCCGGCCCGAGAGAGTCGCCGTACAGCATCCGGCGGAACTCGCGCACGTTGGAGAAGTTCGCGTTGTCCAGGACCCCGACCATCGTCGGGTTGATGTGGTAGACCGACGCCACCGTGGACAGCGAGAGCTTCGCGCCCTCGATCCACTCGTCCTCCTTGGCGGAGAACCCGATGCGCTTGAGGTCCATGCCGTCCTCGAGGATCGGCGTACCGCCAGCCTTCGGGCCGTCGATGCCCGTCCACTTGGCGGCCCAGTCGCGGGCGAACCGCTCACGAGCAGCGTCCGACCATGACGTGCCGGCGGGCCGCGTGAGCACCGTGCCGACACGTCCGCCGCGCTGCCACACCTGCTGGCGGTAGGCGTTGGCGTGGATCTGCTCGGCGAGCACGCCGCGCAGCGCGTCGACCGGGGACGACCAGCCCGCGGGGTTGCCGGGGTTCCAGCCATGGAACAGCAGGAAGTTCTCGGCGTCCACGCGCGTCGGGTACAGGGCGCCCGGCCGCTGGATCTCGATCCATGCCGGAGCCCACGCCGTGCCGCCACCCGTACGACGGACCCACGACGGCGAGACGGGGTAGATCTCCCACCCGGACGCCGCATCGGTCGTCTCGACAAGCAGCCAGATCGCGACGTCGTAGAGCTTGTAGTCGGCCACTAGGCTGTACACGAGCTCGTGGCTGGTCATCGACGGGTTCGGCCGACCGAGGGTCTGCGGCACCGGGTCCTGGCGCAGGCGGCGACGGTCAGCCTCCGACACGCGCTCGAACGAGTGCAGGCCCAGCTGGGCGATGTTGCGCGCCACGAACGAGACGACCGTGCGCAGGTGCGGCTGTGTGCGCCACAGATCCTCCACGGACATGCCCAGCACGGCCGCGACGTTGGACTCTGTGAACGTCACGTCGCGGTACACCGGGTGCGTGTTGCCGATCAGGCCCCGGAGGACGTCGCGCAGCGCCATGCGTCCCCCTCTACAGGTCGATCGTCATCAGGCCGCGGTCCTCGTAGACCGACCTATGCTCGGGCTCGTCGCGCTGCATCGCGTGCCACAGCGCGCCGGTGACGGCGACCAGCGGGGCGATGTCGGTAGGTGACTTGCGGCGATCCCACGCCATGCCCCCGTCGGCCAGGATCTTCGGCACCGCGGTTGCCGCGGCGACGTCGAGAATGGGCTGGGGGAGGTGTGCGACGCCACGGCGCTCGTGCTCGCGCGTGCAGCGCGAGGGGTCCTCGCACAGCGCACCGTCGGCGTGGAACAAGCCGGACAGCCCGACGAGGTCGTACAGGCGGGCCGTTGCGTTGCCAAGCTCGACTCCGCCCCAGCGGACGACCGTCAGGCCCTCGATCGCGTCGAGCTCGTCGATCAGCGACGACGCGGGCGCGCCACGCTCCTGCACCACTACGGTCATCGGCGAGTCCAGCGAGACGCGGTCCGCGAACCACGGCACGACCCAGTCGGTACCCGCGCGCGAGGCGACCACCTCGACGTGAGGCACGCCGTCCGCGCGCTTGCCAGCCACCGCGATGTGCGAGTGCGCCCGGTCGCCGGAGATGTCCATCGCGTAGGACACCCGGCTGACCTCGGGGATCGTCGACTCAGGGTCAGTGCCGCGCCCCCACTGACCAGGAGGGAACGGCCCGGAGTCGGTGGCGTCATCGCGCCACCACCCGCACCGCTCCCGGGCGAACCCGTCGGGCGAGAACCGTGCGCGCTCGCCCTCGATGACGTCAAACTGCAGCGCGTAGGTGCCGTTCGAGCGCTTGAGGTTCAGGGCAGGGTTCGTCGCGAACCACACGCGCTTGTCGCTGAGGTTCACGCTCCGGTCGGGGATCGACCACTCTGCCCATGTCAGGCGCTTCGGCTTGTCGCTCAGCGCCTCTGCGCGCACGCGCTTGAACACCTCGCCGTTTGCGAACGGACCAGGCGGCGTGCCGGTAAAGATCCACTGGGGGTTGCCCGACGGGGCCGAGGACGTCGTCGGCATCAGCGCCTCAAGCCCGTCCTCCGTCAGCTCCTGCGCCTCGTCCATCGCGAGCACGTCGACCGTGAAGCCACGGCCCGAGTTCTTCGAGCGAGCGACGAGCTCCACCGACCCGCCGTTGTGCAGGAAGATGCCCTCCTGGCCGTTGACGTTCCGGACCTCACGGACCAGCGCGTTCAGCTCGGGGAACTTCGCGCCCGGGTCGTCGGCCTTGGCGCCGAAGAAGTACTTGAGCCGGCGGAAGTGCTTCTGCGCCGTCTTCACCTCGTGCGCCGTGTGCAGGATCTTCTCGCCGCGACCGACCATGCCGAACAGTTCGCGGATCTCAAGCACGCCGTTCTTGCCGTTCTGGCGCGGGACGGCCAGCCCGCAAGTGAGCGACGCCCACTTGCCCGACCGCTCGGCCAGCCAGTCATCCAGGACCAGGCGCTGCCAGGGGTCCGGCGCCATGCCGTAGTCCGCAGCGAGGTCCGCCGCCAGGTCGCCGTAGGTCAGGTCAGCCGGTGGCCGGACGTGAACCCGTGGTTCCTGATTGCCGCTCTTGGAGGCGCCGCTCGAAGTCACTGAGACCCGTCTCCTTCGGCTGCTGCTGCTCGCCGCCGCCGAGCTCGTCGATCTGCTTGAGCACGTCCGTCAGGAGTCGGCCCAGAACGGCGTAGTTCTGGTCCGATTCGGCCTGTTCCATGCGGGCGATCAGGCCCTCACGGAGCGCCTCGAGGTCACTCAGGCGGCTTGCCACGGCCACCTCCAAGGCGGGGGGGTACCCGGGGGGGTACGGATCAC